CCCCTCAAGAAAATACGGACTTTTCGGAAGTGGCTACCGACGCCCTCCGAGATGCACTGGGAACCGAGACGCTCGACCAAGTCGAGAGTCCCGAGACTTCGGAGGAGCTAGAAGAGACTCCCGAAGCTGAGCCGACAGGCGAAGCGGAGGATACTCTAGGCGAAACCGAAGTTGAAGAGTCTTCGGACGATCTTCAGCTCGAAGAGACCGAAAGACTGGCTAAGCGCCGAATACGACCTCGTAATGAGCTAGACCAACAAGTCATTGATTTGTACAGGTCTTCTGGATTCGAAGGAAGTTTTGCAGAAGCATCCGACGTGATCTACGGAAGGAGGGCACCTGAGCAAGCTCAACCCCCTCAGCAGACACAGCAGGAACAAGCTCCCGCACAAGACCCTTACGAACCTAAAATACAAGCTCTTAAGGGGGAGATCGAGCAGTTTGAAAAAGCTATCGAAGAAGCCAATGACGAGCTGGACACGTCCAAAGCTCTAAAACTTCAAAGAGAAGCCTTCAAGCGCGAGATGCAAATTTCGAACCTTACCAGTCAGAGGACCAGAGAACTGGATGATCACAGGAAGGCTCAGGAAGAATCCCAGCGCCAGAAGGCGTTGGAGAGTCGGAATCAAGCAGTCGAGGCTTATCCCGAACTGGATAACCGAGATTCCGTTTACAGAAAGGAGTTTGACCACTTCGTTGCTGAATCGGAGCAAAATCCCGACTATGCGGCTATCTTTCAGTCTCCGCAATGGCCTGGTATAATGGCAGACATGTTCGCAGCCCAAAAAGGAGTTCAACGTGCGGGACCCGCCCCACAGCAACCCCAGCAGGCAGTACAACAACCTACCGCCCCCCAAATGGGCAACCAAGCCAAAGTATTGACGACAGGACAGACCGCACAGCCCGCAAATACACCTGTATCTGCGCAAGGGCTTGCACAAGACTTGCCGAACATGAGCAATGAGGATCTGTATTCTTTATTGGGATCGGCGGGAGGAGCTCAGCCTTTGCGTTAGTTATAGGACAAACAATAACTATCATAAAACTAACCTACAATGGCTACTAAAAAACAAGCAGGTGGATTTCCCACCCCTCCAAACGACCCGCTCGGCAACAACGTTGCATCGAACGTCGATCTCGTAAAACCACGCATCTCTTCGTATGCCGATCTCCTCCAAGGTGATCAGAACTCCGATTTGCGCTCACGCCTTTGGTCCGAACTCGTAACGAGAGACGCCAGGGAAAAAAACGTGTTCTCAAAGTTCATGGGAGGCGAAGGAAGCGGTAAACCAATCACCGAAAAGCGCGACCTGAGCGCAGGCGGTTCCGACAAGGTAACCTTCACCACCGTAGCTCCCATCCGTGGGCAAGGCGTACGTGGGGAAGAGATCCTCAAGAACAGCACCGACAACCTTGACTTCGGAACGTTCTCCGTTGAAGTCGACCTCGTTCGTCATGCTGTATCGTGGACCCAAGTTCTCAAGCTCATGCGTTTCACTGGCAAGACCATCGATCAGCTCTCCGCTGAGGTCATGTCCGAGTGGATGGCTAGGACCGAACAGGATCATATCCAGTTTGCTCTTCGTCAAATCTGCGTGAAAAGCGGTGTTGGATCTAATTTCATCAGCGGATACGGAACAGGCGCAGGTGGAGAACTTAAGTATGTTGACGGTCTTTCAACCGACATCATCCAAGAAGCCAAACAAGCTCTTATCGCCAACGGCGGCGAGCCGATGAACACGGGTGGAGACATCAATCAGGAAATCCCTGGTTACTTGTTCTTCGCTCCTGACGCTTGCCTTCGTCCTTTGCGTTCCGACCCCGACTACCTCGAGGCCATCACGCAAGCCGACGTTCGTTCCGAGAACAACAAGCTCTACAACGGCTCCTATGCAAAATGGGATAACAACATCATCGCCAACCATAACGTTCTTATCGACACCGCTCGTGGACGCCAAGGTTCGCCTTTGTTGCCTACGTTCTACTTGTTCGAAGACAACAACGACGTTACAGCTCAGGACTTCAATACGGCTGGTCAAGGACCTATCGGAGGAACTGACGGTGACTACGCTGCTAACTTCCGTGGCTCATTCATCCGCCTTCCAGGTGGTGGAGGCAACGCGCTTGGTCAAAACGACGACGGCACGTACTACATCCTCGGAATTGATACCGACGGCACGCAAGCTCTGTACAGCTACGATCAATCCGACATCGACACCGCCTTCGGGTACATCAAGCTGACCCGCGATCCTAACGAGGACGCCAAGCTCATAGCTGGTACCAAAACAAACGCTGACAATCAGTTCAAAGCTGGTGCATTGTTCGTTCAAGCTAACTCGCTCGGTACGCCAATCGGTTACGCTCTTGCTATGGGCAAGGATGCAATGTACTTCGCTAAAGGAAAAATCTATGGTGAACAAATTTTTCATTATGATGATTTTTCAAACAGCGGGAACGACGCTCACTTGAGCGCTGTAGGTGTGCAATCAGTCTACGGAATGGGCGCTCGCCACGACACCAGAGGCAGAATTCCTTCTGTCCAGTTGGTTGAAGTGGTACGCCAGGTTCCTGGTCTGTCGCTCACCCAAGCGTAATGGCAAGGACTTTCCCCGTCCACTAATCCTTGGCCCTCCCCTTGGCACTACCCCAGGGGGAGGGTTTATTTTTATGAAGATTACAATAATAGGTAAAAGAG